ATGTTATGTTCCAGTTCTTTCAACTTACCGCTTCCGAAAGCCCCGCCGTGATCAGCACGCGGCGGACGGTCTGGTTGCTGATGTCAAGCGACTTTGCTGTGGCGCGCAGTGACTTTTTCTGCCGGTAGGTGGCCAGGATTTTGCTATACTGGTCCATTGTATCGCCTCCCATCACAGTCCGCACTGCTTTGCAAGCAGTAGGCGCACATATGGCGGGCAGTCACGATCGCCGGAGACCCAGCGCTGCAGCGTGCGCAGCGGGACGGCAAAGCGCGCGGCGAAGTCCGTCTGTGATAGGCCGGCGTGCTGCACGATCTCGCGCACGGTGATGTGCGCATAGCGCCAGATATGGCGCAGCTCCTCGGCAAGTGCCGGGAGATCTTCGGACGCGACGCCCGGGAAGATGTCGGACAGCGCGACGTCGGACGCGAAGGCGTCCGGGTCGCTGTACTGTTGCGCCTCTCGGAATGCGTGATAAAACTGCTTGTCAGTCATGGTGATGTCTCCTTTGTCAGTAAATGTCTGGTAAGATCTCGACCGTCGACGCCCGTCAGGGCGTTTCGGCCGGTCGCCGTCCGGCTCTCGTCAGTTGGGCACATCAGTGGTGCGGGATTAGAGATCAAAATACAGGACAGTGGCGTTGCCAAGCGCCGTGATGTTGTTGCCGCTCCATGCCTCAACTTTGCTGTTGTCCCGCGCGACAACGGCGTTGCCCAGCGTAACGACGTTGATCTCACTGTAATCGCGCGCGTCGACGCATACGTGGCCGCGTGCCTCGACGTGGCTGCTATCCCAAGCGACGACGGTGCTATAATCAAAAGCCACAACGCTGCTGACGTCTCGTGCCTCGACGTGGCTGCTATTGTGCGCCGCAACAGTGCTGCCGCCAAGTACCACAACGCTGCTGCTGTCGCGCGCGATGATGTGGGCATCGCCCATAACTACCGCGCAACTGTTGCCAGCGACCAGAATAGCGGCATATTTATGCTCGCCTCTTATGATTGCGGGGTTGATCGGAGTCCCGAAGCAAACGCAAATTCTGCCAATGTAATTGGTCGGTAGCTCATCAAGCTGATTCTGAGAGGTGACTTTAATGCTTTCCATTTTGTAGTCCTTTCCGGCCTGTTGGCCTGTCGCGTTTTCTCTTTTGATGGTTTAAGTATACGCCCAACGGTCGTAAACGTCAAGCGTTTTTACGTCAGCCGGACGTAAAAAGATGCACAAAAATTGGTGTGTAAGTTGTGCAGGATGCAGAAAATGCCGGGATAGATAAGCGCGGGCGGACTGGTGTACGATGGACGCGGAGGTGCAGTGATGGTGTACCAGGACTGGGATGCTTTGAAAATGGAATATGTCACCACAAAGACGACCTACGCGAAGCTGGCCGAAAAGTACGGCATCAGCATCAGCCAGATCAAAATCGTGGCTGCACGTGATGGGTGGACAAACGAGCGGAAAAAGTTCACCGCACGCGTACAACAAAAGGCGTACCGGAAGGCGTGTAACCACGAGGCCGACCGACTCGCGCGTCTGATCACCGCCACAACGGGCGCGATCGACGTGGCGATGCGCGCGATCGGCGACGACGAGCAGTTTAACCGGTATCTTGTCGAGCGGCGGGAGAAGTATGCCGTGCCGGTGGCGGACGAGGCCGCCGAAGACGGCGAGCTGCCGCCGGACGGGAAGCTGCTGCTGGAGCGGCAGTGGACGGAAGAGCGCACGTACCAGAAGGTGGACACGAAGGCGCTTAAGGATCTGACGGGCGTGCTCAAGGACCTGACGGGGCTGGTGCGCGATCTGTACGGCATCCCGACGCAGGCGCAGGCAGAGGCGCAGCGCATCGCGGCCGAGCGGCTGGAGCTTGACCGCAAAAAGGCCGAGGACGGCAGCACGGACACGCACGCGGAGCTGGAGATCGTGGGCCTGCCGGAGGAGTACAGGCGATGATACTGATCGATGCAAGCAAGATCAGCGACAAGCAGGATGCCTTCCTGCGCGACGAGCACCGGCACGTGGCCTATGGCGGTGCGCGCGGCGGCGGCAAGAGCTGGGCCGTGCGCACGAAGGCCAAGATCCTGGGCTGCACGTATCCCGGCATCAAGATGCTGATCGTCCGGCGCACGCTCGATGAGCTGCGCAACAACCACGTAAAATTTCTGACGCCGGAGCTCGCGGGCGTGGCGCGGTACAATCAGTCGACGAAAGAGTATAAATTTGTCAACGGCAGCACGCTGACGCTGGGATACTGCGACGCCGAGAAGGATCTGGGCCACTATCAGGGCGCGGAATACGATGTGGCGTTTCTTGATGAAGCCGGGCAGCTGCTGCCGGAGTGGATCCGCGAGATCAACGCCTGCGTGCGAGGCACAAACGGATACCCCAAGCGGACATACTACACGCTCAACCCCGGCGGACCGGCGCACGGATACTTCAAGCGGCTGTTCGTCGACCGGCGCTTCGAGGATGCCGAGCGGCCGGAGGACTACAGCTTCATCCAGGCACTGGTGACGGACAACCGGGCGCTGATGGAGGCGCAGCCGGAGTACATCGCCGAGCTGCGCAAGCTGCCGCCGAAGCTGCGCGCGGCATGGCTGGAGGGCTCGTGGGATATTTTCGAGGGGCAGTTTTTCGAGGACTTCCGCACGGAGCCGGATCTGATGGCGGCGCACGAGGCGGGCGTGGACGCGGACCCGGAGGAGCTGCGGGCGCAGCACCGGTGGTGCCACGTGATCAAGCCATTTGACATCGCGGCCGGAGCGTGCCGGGGATGGCACATCCTGCGCAGCTACGACTTCGGCTACGGCAAGCCGTTTTCCTGCGCGTGGTGGGCGATGGACTACGACGGCGTGCTGTACCGCATCATGGAGCTGTACGGCTGCACGGAGACGCCAAACGAAGGCGTGAAGTGGTCGCCGGACGAGCAGTTCAAGCGCATCGCAGAGATCGAGGACACGCACCCATGGCTCAAGGGCCGGAAGATCACGGGCGTGGCGGACCCGGCGATCTGGGACGCATCGCGCGGCGAGAGCATCGCGGATACGGCGGCGCGGTATCGCGTGTACTTCACGCCGGGCGACAACAAGCGCGTGCCTGGCTGGATGCAGTGCCATTACCGGCTGCAGTTTGACGCGCAGGGATATGCGCGGATGTACGTCTTTGATACGTGCAAAGCCTTCATCCGCACGGTGCCGCTGATGATGTACAGCCGGACGAACCCCGAGGATTTGGACACGACGCTGGAGGACCACGTCAGCGACGAGTGGCGGTATCTGTGTATGTCGCGGCCGGTGAAGCCGATACTGGCCGCGGAGGAGGAGCCGGTGCTGGCAGATCCGCTGAATCAGCTGCAGAGACCGGGGCGCTACGGCGCGATCTGGTGATAAAAACGGGAGGTAAGTATGGACGAAATTCGCATTCAGGGCGCGCAGCCGGGCACGGAGGCGCAGGCGCTCGGCGGGCAGGTGATGCCGCCGGAGGACGTGATCACGCGCGAGCAGCTGCAGGAGTTTTCCCGCGTGCTGCACGAGTACAAGGTGGGCAAGGCAAGCACCGAGCGGCGCATGATCGCGGCTGAGCAGTGGTGGAAGCTGCACAACCAGCCGGAGGAGGAGAAGGCCGGGAACCAGATGTACAGGGGCTTCCGCAGCCGGAGCTCGTGGCTGCACAACGTCATCGTGAACAAGCACGCGGACGCTGTGGAGTCGTACCCCGAGCCGAACATCCTGCCGCGCGAGGAAGGCGACAAGCAGGAAGCGAAGATGCTGTCGGCGATCGTTCCGTGCGTGCTGGAGCAGAACGCATTCGACGCGACCTGGAGCGATGCGATGTGGGCGAAGATGAAGTACGGCACGTGCGTGTACAAGATCACGTGGGACAGCAGCAAGCTCGGCGGCCTCGGCGACATCAGCATCGAGCGCGTGAACGTGCTCAACCTTTTCTGGGAGCCGGGCATCACGGACATCCAGAAGAGCCGGTACGTGTACCACACGGAGCTGATGGACAACGATGCGCTCGAGGAGCAGTACCCCCAGCTGCGTGGGCAGTTGAAGGGCAACGACTTTTATGCGTCCAAGTTTTTGTACGACGACAACGTGCCGACCGACCGGAAGAGCACGGTGATCGACGTGTACTACCATCGCGGCGGCGTGCTGCACTACTGCAAGTACATCGGCGACATCGTGCTGTACGCGACGGAAAACGATCCGGAATACCGCGAGCGGGGTCTGTACGATCACGGGCTGTACCCGTATGTGGTCGACGCGCTGTTCCCGGTAGAGGGCTCGCCGTGTGGGTACGGGTACGTGGATATCTGCCGAAACCCGCAGACGGCCATCGACAGTCTCGGCACGAGCCTCGTGCGCAACGCCGTGGTGGGCGCGACGCCGCGCTACTTTATGCGCGAGGACGGCAGCGTGAACGAGCAGGAGCTGCTGGACACGGAGAAGCCGCTGGTGCACGTGGACGGAAACCTCGGGCAGGACAGCATCCGTCCGATAGACTACAACGCGCTGCCCGGAAACTACATCAACGTGTGGTCGACCATGGTGAACGAGCTGCGCGAGACCAGCGGAAACACGGACACGGCGACCGGCAACGTGACCTCCGGCGTGACGGCGGCGAGCGCCATCGCCGCGCTGCAGGAGGCAAGCGGCAAGGGCAGCCGGGACAGCACACTGGCAGCGTACCGCGCATACAGCAAGATCGTGAATTTGTGCATCGAGCTGATCCGGCAGTTTTACGATCTGCCGCGGTCCTTCCGGATCGTGGGCGAGCTGGGCATGGAGCAGTTTGTATCCTACAGCAACCGGGGGCTGCAGCCGCAGGCGCAGGGCATGGCCTTCGGCGCGGACATGGGGATGCGGCTGCCGGTGTTCGATATCAAGGTCAGCGCGCAGAAGAAAAACGTCTATACGCGCGTGAGCCAGAACGAGCTGGCGCTGCAGTTTTTCCAGATGGGCTTCTTCAATCCGGAGATGACGGATCAGGCGCTGGCGTGTCTGGACATGATGGACTTTGACGGCAAGGACGGCGTGATGCAGAAGATCCAGCTCAACGGCATGCTGGCGCAGCGGCTGCAGCAGTACCAGCAGCTGGCGCTGTCGCTGGCGCAGATCGCGCGGCCGGACATGGTGCAGGGCATCGCAGCGGACATGGGCATCGCCATGCCGGCACAGGCGGGCGCAGGCACAAGCGCCGCGCCGAAGATGCAGGAAAGCGACGAGATCTCCGGCATCAAGGCCGACGAGCACCCGATCGCCGCGAAGGCACGGGAGGCGAGCGCGAACGCTGCCCAGCCGGGCGGCGGAGCCGTGGTCAAGGGGGGCAGCAAGGCATGATCGAGATTGTATACGACCGGATGAGGCTTCGGCTGACGGCTGACGGGCACGCGGGCTTTGCCGAGGCTGGGCAGGACATCGTATGCGCGGCGGTGACGATCCTTGTGTACACGCTGGCGGCCGCCGTGGGCAACATGGACGCCGCCGGACAGGCACGCGGATCGCGCGTAGATCTCGGCAGCGGGCACGCAGAGATCGTGTGCGCTGCATCGCCGCGATGGCGCGCGTGTGCGAAGATGATCAGCGACCAGATCTGCGCGGGATTCGATATCCTGCGGCAGATGTACCCGGAGCGCGTGCACTACGAGGTGCGCGGATAAAAAAATTTTCAGGCAGACGGGCCGAGGGATAGAGAAAGCCCTCGGCCTTTTTGTATGCTGGAGGTGCGAGGGTGCAGGGGCTTTCGCGTGTGTACCTCCTTTCTTCTGTTTCCCATCCATCTCCTTTTCTCTTGGCGCCCACGCAGCGGGGAGACTGCTGCGTGGGTATCTATGCCGCCGCGAGACGCGCTGCAGCGATGGACTGCAAGTGCCGGTGCAACTCCGGCTGACGGCGACAGGGTCGTGGCCTACCACAGATTTTTGACGGAGGCATCCTTATGCGATTTGACATTCGGGCGCTGGCCATGTACGGCCTGCAGCTCTTTGGCGGCGAAGGCGGCGCGGGTGGCGCGGCCGGAGGCTCTGCCGGAGCGGGAGCAGGCGCAGATGGTGCGGGCGCTGCGGGCGTAACGGCTCCCGACGCCGGGGAGCGCATCCTGACCGGGCTTGGTGTCCCGGCGGACAAGATCAGCAAGCGGTCGAAGGCGCGCGTATCGGCCATGCACCGTGACGACGGGGCAGCGGCAGAGGCGGCGCAGACGCAGGACGACGCTGCAAATGGCACCGATGACGGGCAGGGAATGCCGAAGCGCCTGACGTGGGACGAGATCATGGCGGATCCCGAGTACAATGAGCAGGCGCAGAAGATGATGCAGAAGCGGCTGGCAAAGTCGAAGAAGTCCGAGCAGGCGCTCAAGGACCTGACGCCGGCATTGGAGCTGATGGCGCGCAAGTACGGCATCGACGCAGAGGATATCTCCAAGCTGGACGTGCAGGCACTGAACAAAGCTGTGACCGAGGACAAGGCGTACTACGAGGAGCGGGCGGACGAGCTCGGCATCCCCGTCGAGGAGGCCATGCGTATCGACCAGCTGGAGCGGCGCAACAAGCTGCTGGAGCACCAGAACGAGCAGACGCTTGAGCAGCGCAGGCTGCAGGAGCATTTCGACGGGCTGGTGCAGCAGGCGGCGAAGCTGCAGGAGATGTATCCGGGCTTTGATCTGCAGACGGAGCTGGAAAACCCGGTCTTCGCGCGGCTGACCGCGCCGGGCAGCCTGATCAGTGTGGAGGACGCCTACTTTGCCGTGCACCGCAAGGAGATCCAGACGGCGGCGATGCAGGTGGCAGCGCAGAAGACCGCGCAGCAGATCAGCAACAGCATCCAGGCCGGGCAGCGCAGGCCGGCAGAGAACGGCAGCGCATCCCAGGCGGCATCCATTTCTGCCCCGACGACGATGTCGCGCGCGAGACGCGACGATATCAAGCGCCGCATGCGCATCGCAGCGGCGAACGGGGAGAAGCTCTATCCCAACACGTTCTGACGACGTGCGGCGGCTCCTCCCGGACGAACGACATTTTCTGAAAGGGGAAGCTATTTTATGAAGACCATTCTTTATTCCATGCTCGGTCTGCAGCTTTTCGCGGACGCGGGCACGCTGGTCAACGCGACCGGCAACTACGTCAACGCCTCGACCGGCACGACGACCGCCTTCTCCGGCACCAACACGCTTGCGCCGGAGCTCAAGACCTTCTACGACACCGAGCTGCTCGAAAACGCGCGTGCCGAGATGTTCTACGCGCAGTTTGGCAAGAAGCAGGCGCTGCCGAAGAACCACGGCGGCACCGTGGAGTGGCGCAAGTGGAACACCTTCGAGAAGGCCGGCAAGCTGACCGAAGGCGTGATCCCGACGGGCCAGAAGTTCGGTGTGACCAAGCTCGAGGGCAGCATCAACCAGTACGGCACGTACACCAGCATCACCGACCGTCTGGAGCTGCGCGCCTACGACGACGTGATCCTCGGCGCGACCGAGGAGATGGGCGCGAGCGCCGCAGAGACGCAGGAAAAGCTCATCCGCGACGCGCTGCTGACCAACACCAACGTGCTCTACTGCGACAACCTCAGCGCGGCCGGCGCGTATATCTCCACGCCGACCTCCTGCGCCGAGATGGGCGCCGGCGGCGGCGCGAGCGCTGCTGACGGCTACGCCTACCTGACGCCGGACATGATCGCCAAGGCGGTCACGAAGATGAAGAAGGACCGCGTGCCGACCATCAACGGCAAGTATTACGCCGTGATCCATCCGTCCGTCGCCTACGACCTGCGCAAGTCCACCGAGTGGATCGAGGCGCACAAGTACGCCCAGCCGGACGAGATCTACAACGGCGAGATCGGCGAGCTGCACGGCGTGCGCTTCATCGAGAACACGTTCGCGCCTGTCCTGACCGGCACTGGCTACAAGAATAAGAGCGAAGGCGCGACCTACGCGACCTACTTCTTCGGCAAGGACGCCTTCGGCATCATCGATCCGGAGGGCGGCGCGCTGGAGATGATCGTGCACGACAAGTCCGAGATCGGCGGCCCGCTGAACCAGTTCAGCACCATCGGCTATAAGTTCGAGACCAACGGCGCGACCGTGCTGTACACCGAGCGCCTGCTGCGCGTGATGAGCACGTCTGCTTACAGCGCGACGGACGCCGCCAACTGAGGCAAAACCAATACGGCCGGAGGCGCTGCGGCGCCTCCGGCTGACGTGAGAAAGGAGCGTACCCATGGCAACTGAAAAAAAGACCGAGGCTGTGACCGAGAAGACCGAGGCTGTGACCGAGAAGACCGAGACTGTGACCGAAACGATGCCGGATCCGTATGAGCTGGAGGAGATCTTCATCCCGCGCGCTGGCGCGAAGGAAGATCCAAACCTGTTCGTGAGCGTCAACGGAAAGAATTTCTTGATCCCGAAGGGCAAGAAGTCCAAGGTGCCGCGCTACATTGCCGACGAGATCCGCCGGTCTGAGCGCGCGCGCGACGCATTCGAGGCGTTCGTGGACGAGGCTACGACGGCCGCACGGCAGGCAGAGTAAACCAAAGGGAGGCGGCAAACACGCCTCCCTTTTTCAGTATAAGGAGCAGAGACTATGACGATTTCGGACGCGATCACGATGGTGGACGCCCTGCGGCCAAACCAGTATTCGCAGGACATGAAGATCCGGTGGCTGTCGCGCCTTGACGGGATGATCTGGCAGGAAGTGATCCGCACGCACGAGGGCGGCACGGAGACGTTCGACGGCTACGGCGAGAACACGAGCATGAGCACGGAGCTGCTCGTCGGCAGCCCGTATGAAGAGGACGTGTACAACAACTACCTGCAGGCCATGATCGACCGCGAAAACGGCGAGGCGGGCAAATACAGCCAGAGCATCACGCTGTTCAACGCGGCGTTCTCGCGCTGGCGCAACTGGTATAACCGCGCGCACATGGCGAAGGACCCCGGAACATTCCGGTTTTGAGGGAGGGATGACAGATGCCGACATATCCGACGATTCAGGAAACGGCACGCTCGCAGCAGGTGACGGATACCTTCGGCGGCTACAACCACAACCTCAAGATCCCCGAGGGGGAATTCTACGAGATGGAGAACCTGTGCGGCGACGATTACCCGCTGCTGGCGACAAGAAAGCAGCGAAAGACACTGCAGGGTTCGGTCGAAAACCTGAAGGCGATAGTATCCAAAGGGAATAAGCTTTACTACATCGCGGGATATGACAGCGCGACAAAGACCTGCGGCTTCTATGCCGGCGGCGAGAAAGTCGTGGATCTGGCATACACCGGCTCGAAGCGGTTCGTGAGTATGGGCGCATACCTGCTCATCTGGCCGGACAAGGTGTGGTACAACACGGCCGACGGCACGCACGGGAACATGGAGAAACTGTTTTCTTCCGCGGCGGGGGCATATCTGTTTTCGGAGACGAACGCCGTTTCCGGCCCGGACGGGCAGGAGACGATCACGGTCTATGCCATATGGCTGGTGGAGCCGTGCAGCCGGGACGGGAAGACCGTGTACACGACGAGTGAGACGCACAGCGTGACCTTCGGGAGCAACCGCACGGCGACACTGGGCGGGATCACATACTACTACCTCAACGGCAGCAAGCCGTCTGAGCCGAAAAACGGGGATGCCTACATCGACGGTGAGACACGGACGCCATACGTCTACAGCGGCGCGCAGAAGGAATGGGCAGCGCAGGACGTGCCGGTGATGCGGCTCAAATGCAAGGGGATCGGCAGCGGCTTCGTGGCCGACGACTACGTGAAGATAGACGGCGTGGGCGTGGACACGGATTTTCGCATGCTCGGCGGTGACAACCTTGCAGACGGAGCATACCGCGCGGTGCTGGCCGCGGAGGGCGATTATCTCGTGCTGGATGCTTATGCGCCTGCAGTGGACGTGCGCTATACGCTCAATGCTCCTCCGGAGGCCGGGGCTGTCAAGGCGGAGATGGATCTGCCGGACATGGACTACGTCATCGAGGCGCAGAACCGCCTCTGGGGCTGCAAGTACGGCACGGTGAAAGGGAAGCTTGTCAACGAGATCTACGCGAGCGCGCTTGGGCGCTTCGACGTGTGGCGCAAATATGCAGGCGTGAGCACGGACAGCTACGCTGCGTCGGTCGGGTCTGACGGTCGCTGGACGGGCGCTGTGAATTATCAGGGCTACCCGCTGTTTTTCAAGGAAGACCGGATGCACAAGGTGTATGTGTCCGCGAGCGGCGCACACAGGATTCAGGAGTACACGATGCGCGGTGTGCAGCCGGGGGGCGCAAAGAGCCTCGCGGTGGTCAACGGTGTGCTGTTTTACAAGGCGCGCGACTGCGTGTGCGCCTACGACGGAAGCGGCGCGCCGACGGACGTGAGTGAGAAGCTGAACCTGAATTCGCTTTCGCGGCCGGGCAGCACGACAAGCATCGCGGCGGCGTACCGCGACAAGTATTATCTCTACCTGCAGATGAATACGCCTCCGGGAAGCCGCCTGCTCGTTCTGGACACGCGGCGCGGGACGTGGTACCGGGAGAGCATCCCGGCCGGAGGAGTTGTTGGTTTCACGGAGCACTTTGGTTCTCTTCTGTGCGGAGCGGGAGACATCGAGGAGATCGCGCACGACAACCAGGAATCCGAACTGAGCGGCACGAAAGAGGGCGACGTGGCGTGGAGCTGTGAAACCGGCCTGATCGGCTACAGCACGGTCGAGCAGAAGTACATCAGCCGGTTCAACATCCGCATGAGCCTCGCGCAGGGCGCGCATATGGACGTACTGGTGCAGTATGACTCCGACGGTGTGTGGCACAACCAGGGCCGTCTCCAGGGCGTTGGAACGCGCACGTTCATGCTGCCAGTGCGGCCGAGACGCTGCGACCACTTCCGCATCCGGCTCGAGGGCAGCGGGGACGTGCGCATCTACAGCTTCGCAAAAATATTCGAGGCGGGGAGCGATGTGTATGCTGACATTTGATTACCCGCAGACGTATGCAGTGGCCGGCAGCACAGAGGAGCAGCTTGCCCAGCTGCGCTCGTACATCTGGCAGCTCGTGGATATGCTCAATCAGGCAGATGACGCGAACAAGACCGGAATCGGCGCTGCAGATACGGCCGCGCTCCGTACAGAGCTGGAAAAGCTGCGCAAGGCGCTGCGGGATCTGGAAGCAAAGAGCGGGCACGGCCTTCCGAGCGGCGGAACGACCGGGCAGGCGCTGACGAAGCTATCCGACAGAGACTATGACACTGGCTGGCGCACGCCGACAGGCGGAAGCGGCGGAGGCACGGTGCAGAGCGTCAACCAGGTGTTGCCGGATAACACAGGGAATGTGCAGCTGACGCCGGAAAACGTCGGCGCTGTTGACGAGGATGAAGAGCTGACGATCCTTGAGATCATTGGCATGTGGAATAACGCTTAGTAGGGGGAGAACTATGGCAACGAAATATGCAGGGCAGAACGCTCTGAACAAGCTGATGCAGCTCATCAAGACGGCGCTGAGCGGCAAACTGGACAAGACCGGCGGCACGATCACCGGGAATCTGAAAGTGAACGGGGACTTTGAACCTGTCAAGGGGCTTACGACGAACGGCGGGATTAACGCCCAGTCTGTGAGTACGCCGGTCCTTGCCTTGCACGACAACGGGACCGCAGGAGCAAACGCCAGCATCAACGTAGCTGGTGCGGGTGCCGTGGAGGTGACTGTGCCGGACGGCGATAAGCGGGCTAAGGCGCGCGTGAAGGTGGGCACGCCGACCGATGACGACGATGCGGTGACGAAGAAATACGCGGACGCGGCGCATATCAAGACCGAGGACTTCTACGTAACGTTCACACGCCAGAAAGATTCGTCCGGGAATTACACAGACGACTACACGACGAATCACACTGCGAAGGAGATCTACGAAGCGTATCAGGCCGGGAAACGCGTGTGGCATCTGGATATGCACATGCGCTACCAAATTACCCAAGCCGAGCATACCCCTTCCGGAATCTATTATGTTGACTTCATACACTTTGAACCTGGGAACATGGTGACGTGTTATTCCGTAAGACAGAAAAGCGACACCGCTGCATCGACCGCAGACAAGTTGGTCTACGGCATTATCGCGCCGAACCCCGGAAGCGCGGATAACGGAAAGTACCTGAAAGTGAACGGGAGCAAGATCGCTTACACGGACTTGCCGGATGGTATTACGGTAGACAGCGCTATGTCTGCATCCAGCACAAACCCTGTGCAGAACAAGGTCGTGAAAAACTACGTTGACACGAAGGTCTCCGGCCTGCAGACGGCAGATCAGGTGCAGGCTGCCATCAGCAGCGCGATCACCGGTGTGTACACGCCGAAGGGATCGATCGCGTTTAAGTCTTTGCCGACGGCTGCGGCCGGAAACAAGGGCTGGGTGTACAACATCAGCGACGCCTTTACCACGACGGCAGCGTTCGTCGAGGGCGCGGGGCACAGCTACGGTGCGGGCACAAACGTCGTGTGTGTGGACGCTGGCAGCGGAAGCTACAAGTGGGACGTGCTCGCAGGAACGATTGACCTGACGGAGCTGACTGCGGACGAGGTGCAGACGCTCTGGAACTCCATCTGACGGGGGGCTGACTTATGCAGACAAGCGGAAGTGCAGCGATCAAAAAGCTGATACAGCTCGTCAAGGCGGCGCTGTCCGGCAAGATGGACAAGTCTGGTGGCACGTTTACCGGCAATGTCTCCGGCAAGTACTTTACCGGCACGTGGCTGCAGACTACGGAAGCAACTGACCTCGGCCGCGCACCCGGTAAAATTGCCGTGCTTGATGAGTCCGGCTGGGTGTACTATCGCACGCCGGCGGAGCTCAAATCCGATATCGGCGCAAGCGGCGGCGGAGTCGATGTCAGTACGGTGCTCGACAAGGTGTATCCGGTCGGCTCCATCTACATGAGCGTAAACAGAACAAATCCAAAAACACTGTTCGGCGGTACGTGGGTACAGATCAAGGACAGATTTCTTCTCGCTGCTGGCACGACCTATAAAGCCGGTGCGACCGGCGGAGAGGCGGCACACACGCTTACCGCAAGCGAGATGCCGAGCCACAACCACGCGGTGTACTACCCGAATGCCGGAGCTGCTGACCACTCCGCGCCCGGCAACTATCCGGATGGCCCGTCTGACAGCACGTATTATGCGATTGGCAGCTACACGTCCAGCGCTGGCGGCGACAGAGCGCATAATAACATGCCGCCGTATCTCGCGGTTTACGTGTGGAAGCGGACGGCATAAGAGAGGAGGAACGGCATGGCAAAGAAAAACTACAACGGTGTCGAGTTTGACGACAGCGTGGATTATGCCGCGCTGATGGATAAGGCTGCTGCCGCTGGAGACAACGAGAAGGCAGCCGTCCTGGAGCGAAAGCGCAACGCGAAGATCCAGTCAGGCGGCATGGATTACGAGACGACAAACCAGTACGCGCAGTATCTGCCGAAGGTGGACACGCCGTATGACACACAGACGGATTATGGCGCTCTGATGGACAAGGCCGCAGCATCCGGAGATTACACGAGCGCAGCACGGTATGAGAAGCTGCGCAACGAAAAGATCAAGGGCGAGGGGCTGGACTACGAGACGAGCGATTACTACTCGAAGTACCTGCCGGAAAACCGCTACACCTATGACCCGAGCAAGAACGACGCATACCAGCGTGCGAACGATCAGGCGACGGCGATCTACGACAAGATCATGAACCGCGGCGAGTTCTCGTATGACGTGAACAAGGACAAGCTCTACCAGCAGTACCGCGATCTGTACGCGCAGATGGGGCGCGGCGCGATGGAGGACACCATGGGGCAGGCGGCGGCGCTGACCGGCGGATACGGTAGCACCTACAGCCAGAACGCGGGGCAGCAGGCGTATAACAGCTATCTGCAGAAGCTCAACGAGGTCGTGCCTGAGCTGTATACTGCAGCCTACAACCGCTACAATCAGGAAGGCCAGGATCTGATGAACCTCTACACCATGGCGCGCAGCAACGCGGACAGCGCCTACGAGCGCGACTACAACCAGTGGTATAACCGGCTGCAGCTCGAGCGCAGCGACGAGGACACGGCCTATAACCGCAAGCAGACCGAGGAGCAGAAGAAGCTCGCGCAGGAGGAGACGGACTACGAGCGCAAGCAGAACGCCTGGAGCCGTCTGTCGTCCCTGATCACAACGACAGGATACCAGCCGTCGGACGAGGAGCTGGCGGCGGCAGGGATGTCTGCCAACGAGGCGGCATATCTGCGGCAGTATTACCAGCAGCAGATGGCGGCGGCGTCAAATAAGAGTGGGGGGTCGGGCGGCGGAAGCAGAAGAAGCAGGAGCGGATACGGAGGCGGCGGAACGCAGCCGGAACAGACGGTTTCACCGTCTCCGTATGCGCACAAGCCCGGCAGCGGGATCACGCATAACGACATCGACTACACGGACGCGGATGCAGTGAAAGCTTCGTCGGCCGTGGCAGGCAGGGTACAGCAGATGATCGAAGAGGGCGTATCCGTTGCGGATGTGAGCGCATTTATTAAAAGCGCGTCGGAAAACGGGCTGATCTCAGATGACAGTGCCCGTAGGCTGAGACACATGAATAACTCCAGGAAGTGAGGGTCACATAGATGGCAGTCAAAAAAGCAGCAATCTCCATTGGTGATTGGCTCAAAAGCACGGGATTCTCCGCTGATAAAACGCTTTCTTCGGCACAGGAGCAGCGTAAAAACCTGCTGCAGCAGATGGACAGCGCAAATGCGTCATACCTCACGGGCGAGAACCGCGGCGCGCTGCAGAGGGCGTTCAGCAACTATCAGGCGACCATGAACGTGCTTCGCGGCGCCGGCTATGACACCGGAAATGACGTCGACGTTCTGCGCAGAGCCGTGCACTCGTCCTTCGATTTCCAGAACCAGTTCAAGGACGAGAACGACTTCAACGTGTCGTATGCCTACCCGGCAAAATACAAGGGCAAGACCCGCACGGACGTGAATGCGGCGCTCACGCAGCTCAAGAACACGCCGGGAGCCGAGGCGGAATATGACTGGCTGAACAAGAACCAGATGAATTACTGGTCTGTGGACGAGCTGAAGGCGCAGATCGGCGCGTGGCAGAACGAGATTTCCGGCATTGAACAGCAGCGACGGAATATGCCGCGCATGGCCGCAGGCAGCACGGACGCAGACTATGCCAAGCGCCAGCAGGAGGCGCTCTCGCTCTCTGGGCAGATCGATGAGCGCAAAGCGAAGATCGGGGAAGCGCAGAGCCTGCTCACGCGGAAGACCTACGATGACGAGATCAGCAAGTGGGACACGCAGATGCAGAAGGCGCTCTCCGGCTACAGCAAGGCGCTGAGTGTGAGCGAGAGCGCGAATACGGAGATGGCGATGGCCGGAAACTCCGCATTCGTGGTGCAAAACAGTGACTACGCAACGAACGCGCGCAACACGGTGCGCAGCTTCGAGCAGCAGCTTCGTGATTACGGCTACAGTGACCAGCAGATCAACGGCATCCGTAACTACGCGCTCACGCAGCAGCACACAAACGAGGCTGCGGAAATGGCGCAGCAGGTCGCACAGGAGGCCAAGGAGCATCCGTGGCTCTCTTCCGCTATGTCTGTCGGGACAAATATGATGGCCGGAGCGGGCGCAATCGACATCGCGGCACAGAATGCGCTGAACGGGACAGACCCGTTCACGGGCGAAAAAATGGCCGTCGACCGCTATACAAAATCCATGGTGCCGAGCACGGTGACGAACACCATCCGCGGAAGCGTTTCCGAGGACATGAGCGGCATCGGTTCGTTCCTGTACAACACCGGCATGAGCATGGCGGACAGCATGGCGACGCTGGCTATCGGCGGCGCGACCGGCCTGCGCGGCGCGGCGGATGTGATCCTCGGCGGCGCGGCGGCATCTCAGGCAATCACGGACGCGTATGACCGCGGTGCGTCGGACTCGCAGGCCATGTCGGTCGGCCTGCTCTACGGCACGGCCGAGGCTCTGTTCGAGCACATCAGCCTGGACAAGCTGCGCATGTTCCACACGTCGGCGGCTGCCGGGAAGAAGACCGCGAAGACGCTGGTTAAGGATATGCTCAAGCAGAGCTTCGTGGAAGGCAGCGAGGAAGTTTGTACGGATATCGCAAACGTCATATCCGACGCGATCGTGATGGCCGACAAGAGCGAGATCAACCAGGCGATTGCCACCTATCAGGCAGACGGCATGAGCGAGGACGAGGCAACGCGCAGGGCGTGGCTTGACTGGCTCGGCCAGACGGCGCAGGACTTTGCCGGCGGCGCGATCTCTGGCGGCGTAATGACCGGCGGCGACATGGCGCTCAACGCCGGGATGCGAAGCGCAAATTACCGCGAGACCGGCCGGCAGATCACGGCAAACGACTACGCGGACATCCTCCGCCATGCTGCAGAGGAAAGCGGCGACGAAAACCTCCGGAAGCTGGCCGGAAAGAAGCAGACGAACCGCAACACCGGCAAGCTCTACGAGGCGACACAGGAAGCAAATCTCACGCAGGCGGTCTCTGACCGTCTGGGTGCGCTCGGCACGCCAGAAAACGACGTGCAGGAGCTGACCGGCCTCGTGGTCAAGCAGATCAAGGGGCAGGAGCTGACGGGCAAGGAGCAGCGAAAATTTGACGCCAGCAAGCAGGCACAGCGCGCGGTGAACGAGTATGCGTCCCTGTTCACGCGGGATGCAGACCGGACCACGAACGCATGGGCGCGCAGCCATATGCGTGACGCAGCCGAGCTGGAGCGAAACGCGATCTATGGCGGGGCGCACAAGACTGACGCAGGGCAGACGCAGACGCATCAGGCGGAGAAGAACGCCGAGGTGCAGGTAAACGGTGAGACCGCACAGGTGCAGGCGCTTCGATATGACCAGGAGAGCGGCAGCGTTGAGCTGTCCGTGAAGGCCAAAAACGGCGATGTGCAGCGTGTTTCCGTGAAGGACGCCAAGCTGCCGGAGGGCACGCGCCTGCTCGCCGAGAGCGCGGAAAAATACGGCGAGACCGCGCCGCAGATGTACGCAAACTACAAAAACGGGCAGGACGTGGAGCGCTACGCCAGTGCCTACGAGGTGGCATACTCTTACGGACACGCGCGCGTGAAAAACTACGCCGTGCTCGAGAACAGCGGCGCAGCATCGTATCTGACACCGGAGCAGCGGAAATTCGCCTACGATACCGGACTCGCCGCGGCGCGCAGGGAATCTGACGCAAAGAGCGCGGCGGCCAAGAGCGGCGAAATTCAGGCCGGTAGCGTGACGCTGGAAGGCGGAAAGCTCGGAAACGTGACGCTCGCCGCCGTGAACACGGCCGGCCTGACGCGCAAGCAGACGGCGTCGATCGACGTGGCACGAAAGGTGGCCGAGGCGACCGGCGTGAACGTCGTGTTCTTCGAATCGCAGACCGGAGAGGACGGCAAATACCTCGGCTTTAACGGCGCATACCGCGATGGCACGATCTATCTGGACGTCAATGCAGGGAAGAACAACGTGGACACCGGCGAGACGGCCATCCTGAAGACGATGTCGCACGAGCTGACGCACTTTATTCAGCAGAACAGCGGCCAGTATGAGGCGCTGAAGGAATTTGTGGCGAACCATGTGCTTGAGAGCGGCGACAGCATCGAGCGCCTCGCCCGGCAGAAGCTCGACAACGACTCGACCGGCGAGCTGACGATGGACGGCGCGATGGACGAGGTCGTGGCCGATGCGTGCGAGATGATGCTGCGCAACACCGAGGCCGTGCAGCGGCTGGCGAATGAGAACCGCAGCCTTGCCGAGAAGATCCGCGACTGGATCGGCGACTTCGTGAAGAAGCTGCGTGCTGCGTTCAAGGGAGACCGCGCGACGCACGACGAGGCGAGAGCCATGCTCGACCGCATGGTGGAGCTGCAGAAGCTCTGGGACGATGCGCTGGTGGACGCGGCGAAGGCGCGTGCCGGGAACGAAGTCGCAGTCAAAGGCGAGCGGCGAGAGCAGCGCCAGAACAGGAAAAAGGTTGAACGCGATGAACAAAAGCGGTACAATAAACGCAGTAAATACAGCGAGGCAGAAACGCTTTTCCTCCAGTGGGCAAATGGGCCTTCACCTGAGGGCGAAACAAAGAAATTTCCTCGATTTGGTAGATTTCACTTTTATGAAAAGACAGTAGACGGATGCGTGGAAATATCAAGACGCGTGTATAACGAAAGGAAGCATTATGACGCACAGAACGCTGACAGAAGAGCAGAGCGAAAAATTAGCGAGACTCCTGATTATGATGAAAGTACCGAAGGAAATGCGCTTGGATATTCTGACGGTAGTAGAAACGAACGAGGAACTTCTCGTGCTTCTCGACAAGCTGTCGGCGAAGAACTACGACATGACGCCGGAGGAAGTCTATCAAGCGTCGATAGAGACGGTGGAAGAGACAATGTAAAAGAGCAGTTCTCCCTCCGCGAGCGCGATGATGTCGTCTCGCAGGAGATCACATCGGCGAAAACGTCCATCAAGCAGGTCGCTGGCCTGTTCAAGGACAAGAACGCGAAGTTTGGCAAGACCAACATTGACGTGGGCGGCGGCCGCTTCAGCCTCGTGACGGATTACCTCGCGGAGCGCGGAACGAAAAATATGGTCTTCGATCCGTATAACCGCGGCGTGGATGAGAACACAGCGACGCTGCGCTACCTGCAGAACGGCGGCCGGACGGACACGGCAACGTGCGCAAACGTGCTCAATGTGATCCGCGAGCCGGACGCGCGCGCGAACGTGATCCTCGAAGTGGCGAAGTGCATCCGCGACGGCGGCACGGCGTATTTTACCGTGTACGAGGGTGACGGAAGCGGCGAAGGCAGACAGACATCCTCCGGCTGGCAGAACAACCGGAAGACTGCGGATTACGTATCCGAGATCGGCCGGTATTTCGACGACGTACAGCGCAAGGGCAAGCTCATCATTGCCACGAACCCGAAGGAGAATCTCCCGAAGGCGTCGTGGGAGGTTGAACCGGGGCGCGGCGTGCAGTTCTCCGTTCGCGACTATTCCTACGAGACACTGACAGCAAAGCCGGATATGCGTGTGACGAACGTGGACGACCGTGTGTCATACCGGCCGGCACGCGAGGTACGCAAGGAAATCGTCGCGCGCGCGATCGCAAACGCGAAGAAAATCGGCCGGACGAACGAAAACGGCAATGCCGTGGTGCGCGTGGCAGACACGGGTGACGAGGTGATCTTGAGCGCGAAAGGGCTGCGGCATGGGCTGGATCGGCGGTTGAATGAGAATGCCCCTGTGACATTGATGGCCGGAGAGATCCTGCAAAATTCTATTCGTATTAACGAGCTGACACCACAGCATCCGGACGCTGACGGGAGTTATGTGCTCCTTGGTGTTGGCAAAACGGAACAGGGCACGCTCTATTTGGTCAGGTCTGTCGTGAACAAATACGGCAAAGAGCTTTCATCCATGGACGTTCTGTATGCTGTGAGCGCAAAAAAAGAGAATCGGCTGCGCTCAATGCGCCCGGAGTTTCAACGCTCCGTTACCGATTCTACTATCAGTATACGCTCGTTGCTGGACTATGTCAATCAGTATTTCCCGGATGTGCTGCCGGAGAGCGTGCTGCGGCACTACAACCACGACCGGCGGCCGGAGGGGAAGCTGGGCGAGAGCGCGCTGTACCAGCGGCGTGACGACACGCGGACAGACCGCGACGTGCTCTCCGATGCTGCGGACGGCGATGCGGCCAATGCGCGCGAGATGGAGATGCTGCGCGAGTACCGGGAGAAGCTGCGCGAATACACGAGCGCATCGAAGCGGCTGGAGAAGCAGCGCCAGATCGCGCTGACCGCGACCGACAAGAGCGAGCGCATGAAGGCGGCGAACCGTGCCAACAACGCAGCGCAGAGAGTGAGCAAGCTGGACGAGCAGCTCACAAAGATGCAGAACGCGAAACCGCTGCGCGAGCTGGTGGAGCGCGAGCTGAAGACGCGCGACAGCTTGGTCAAGGAAAACGCCATGCTGCGCGACCGCGTGGAGTATTGGCGCGGGCAGACGCACGCCACGGAAGAAGCGACTACAGACCCGAAGGCCGTGCGGGAAGCGGCGAAGGATATCATCAAGCAAACAGGCAGCAGCATCGATGCGGACGAGGTTACGGGAAGACTGCAGGAGCTGTATGACGGCATCGCCCGCGAGACGAGCGAGAACGGCTTGAGTCAGGAGGATATCTGGAAGCGCGCGTATGATCTTGCGCACGACATTCTCGACGACGTGAGCGTGCGGGACACAGAGATGTACGACCTGTACAGCGACCTGCGCGCGTACTTCCGGAATACGCAGATCACGCTCTCGCCGGAAATGCTCGGAGACTTCACGGACTTCGGCGATTTCCGCAGGCGGAATATGGGCAGGATGAAGCTGAAAAAGGCCGAGCACGGAAACGTAGACCAGATCTATGAAGAGGCGGCCACGATGTGGCCGGGGCTCTTTGACTCGGAGCGCGTATCCCATCCGGGCGACCAGCTGCGGGAGATCGATGATGTGCTCGACCGCATTTACACGATCGACGAATACAACCCGAACGACCGGTATATGCATCAGGCGGTGCAGAGCGTCGCAAACGAGATCATCGAGCAGTTTTTTGACACTCCGGAGCAGAAAACCTTTGCCGACCGGCAGGCAAAGAAGGCCGACCGGCAGAAGACGCACTACCTCAACCAGATCAACGAGCTGCGCAAGGCCAATGACACGCGCATCGCGGAGCTGCGGGCGCAGAACCGCAAACGGCTGCAGGAAGCCATAGCAAGAGAGCGCGAGAAACGCGATGAGCAGATTGCGCGGCTGAAAGACAGGAACGCGGCCGATAAGGCGCGCCGCGAGGAAAGCGCGGCTGTGGCGAAATACCGTCCGCGCATCGAGCAGAAGGCGAAGCGCCTGAGCGATTGGCTGCTGAAAAACAGCGATAAGGAGCACATCCCGGAGCCGTTGAAGCTGGCGGTGGGCGAGTTCCTGGAATCCATCGACTTTACAAGCAAACGGGCGCTGGAAGGCGGTGTGCTGACGAAAAAGGACATTCAGCGTTCGCTCCGGTATACTGACCGGATGCAGAAGCTGCTGGAAAGCCTGCGCGGGCAGAACGAGAACGGCACGAGCGATCTCGGGCTGTATCTGGACATTCCGGACGGCTTCCTCGAGGAGATGCAGAAGCACATCAACACCGCATCCGACATCATCAGCCAGAACCCGGGCGAGAACGTTGTGAACCGGATGAACGGTGAGCAGCTGCAGCAGCTTGACCGGATGCTCACGATCCTGACGCGCAGCATCCAGAACGCGAACAAGCTCAAGGCCAACGCGCACTTTGAGACCGCGCGGCAGGCAGCGCAGGCGACGGTGCTGGAGCTCGACCGGCTGGGGCAGGCCAAAGGCAGAACGAAGGCTGGAGAAAAGGTAGCTGGTTTCTTCAGCTGGGATAACACGACGCCGTACTACGCTTTCCAGCGCTTCGGCGAGGGCGGAAAGGCGATCTTTGAGGCACTGTCGACCGGCTGGGATCAGATGGCCTTCAACACGAAGACGGTCATGAGATTCACGGAGCAGACCTACAAGCCGGAGGAAGTGAAGGCATGGTCGAAGGAAACGCACACGCTCAAGCTTGAGAGCGGAGAGACCGCGAAGATGACGACCGCGCAGATGATGGCGTTCTACTGCCTGTCGAAGCGCGAGCAGGCCATCGGTCATCTCCTTGGCGGCGGTATGCGCGTGGAGGACATCCAGAACAGCGGGCGCAAGGAAAACGTCAAGCAGCCGGATCCGTTCCTGCTGACGCAGGAGGACATCACTGCAATCAACGGCGCGCTTACAAAGCGGCAGCGTGAAGTGGCGGACAAGCTGCAGAAGTACATGACGCAGCAGGGCAGCGAGTGGGGCAACCGCGTATCGATGGAGCGCTTCGGATACCGCGCGTTCACGGAGGAGAACTACTTCCCCATCGAGACGATGGACTCCGACCGAGACGCGAAAGACCTAGGCGCGAAAGAGAACGATATGTTCCGCCTGCTGAATATGTCCGCGACGAAGAGTCTCGTCTACAAGGCAAAAAACGCGCTTGTTGTGCGCGACATCTTCGATGTGTTTTCAAACCACATGACGGACATGGCGAAGTATGACGCACTGGCGCTGCCGATCCTCGACGCGATGAAGTGGTACAACTACCGTGAAAAGCAGAAGCTTGAAAACGGGCACGTGCTCACGACGACGGTTCAGCGGTCGATCGAAAAGGCATACGGCATGGATGCCAACAAGTATTTCACGACGTTCATCAAGGACCTGAACGGTGTAAACGAGGGCGGCCGCGGGGAGGGCTTTGCGAAGAAGATGCTCTCCAACTACAAGGTGGCGGCCGTGGCTGCGAATCTGCGTGTGGCGCTGCTGCAGCCGACAGCGTATGTGCGCGCGGTCGGCGTGATGAACCCGAAGTATCTGGCAAAAGGATTTGCCGCGAAGAGCGGATACAAAGAAGCGGAGGCGCACAGCGGCATCGCGCTGTGGAAGCAGATGGGCTTCTACGACACAAACATCGGCAGGGGTGTCCGCGACCAGATCAAGAACGCCGGGACGTGGAAGGACTCGACGGTCGAATTCCTTATGAAAGGCGCAGAATGGGGCGACCGGCTTACATGGGGCCACTTGTGGAACGCCTGCAAAGCGGAGGTGCGTGACAAGCAGAAGCTGACCGGCGACGCGCTGCTGAGGGCGACGGCCGAACGCTTCCGCGAGGTCGTCTACTCGACGCAGGTGGTTGACAGCACGATGACGCGAAGCCAGGCGATGCGCGCGACCGGTGTGTATGGCGCTGTATCTACGGCCTTTATGTCGGAGCCGACGCTGTCGTACAACCTGCTGCTCAAGGCGTACACGGACTACACGGCGGAGCTGCGCGCGACCGGAGGCAAAAAAGAAGCGTGGAGAAATGCAAGCGGGAAAATTGTAAGAGCGCTGGCGACCTATCTTGTGTCGGCGGCTGCTTCGGGGCTTGTTGAATCAATCGTGGACGCCTGCAGAGACGACGACGAGTACGCCACGTGGTGGGAGAAATACCTGAGCGCGCTGATCGGCGCGAAATACAAAGACGGAAAGCTTTCCGGCGTGAACCCGCTTGAAAGCAACCTGTTCATGGACGTGGATATCCTCTCGAAGCTCCCGATTCTCAAGGATTTCATGTCGATGATCTCCGGGTACGAAAACGACCGGATGGACACGGAATGGATTAAAAACCTGATCGACGCGTATCGAATCTGGGACGAGACGATCAAGCTGGAGACCGGCGAGCTGGACGACCCGACGGACGTGACGTACAACGGCAACATGACGCTGTACGGAAAGATCTACAAGACACTCAAGGCCGTCTCACAGGCGACCGGCCTGCCGATCAGCGCGGCGAGCCGCGAGGTCGTAACGCTTTGGAACACCATCGCCGGAGCTGTCGGCAAGGGCGACGAGTGGACAATCCACACCTATGACTCCGGGCCGGAGAACCAGATCAAGTACGGTCTGAGGGACGGTTACCTCACGCGCGAAGAGGCGCAGCAGCTGCTGCTCGAAAAAGGGCTCGCAGACAACGAGGATGATGCGTACTGGAAGGTTGACAAGTGGGCGACCGGCGAAGGAAAGTACGACGAGGCGCTCGCTGCGGTGCTCAGCGGAGACAAGGCCGCATTTGATGCGCAGGCAAAGGAGCTGAAAGAGCACGGCATCGGCGAGAAGCAGCTGCAGTCTAAGGTACGCTCGCAGACGGAGAAGTGGTACGTCGGCGACGACGACGGAAAACGCTCGGTCACGAAGGAGCAGGCGCTGAAGATCCTGCAGCAGTACGGTGGGGAGGACGCCGACGAGGCGCAGAAACTGGTGCAGAAGTGGACGTGCGAGGTCGTGACCGGCACGGACTACGACGACATCAAGGATCTGTATCTCGACGGGAAGCTCACGCGGTCTCGCGCGGTAGACATGCTGGTGCGCTACGGCGGGATGACGCAGGAGGATGCGCAGAACAAGATCGGCACGGCGGATTTCGTCAAGGCACATCCGGAATGCGACGGCATCAGCGTCGAGGCCGTGCAGAAGTACAACGAGCAGGCGAAACCGGCCGGCCTTGACGCGGGGACGTTCTGGGAAGCGTACCAGTTCAAAAACGATGCGAGGACGACGCGCGACAGCAACGGCAAGGCCATCAGCGGTCAGGGCGCGATGAACAAGGTCGCTGCGTATATCGACGGGCTGAACATCAGTTCGGCACAGAAAAACGCTCTGTTTTTGTGCTTCTACAGCCAGACCTCGCTCAACAAGATCCGCTGGAGCAATTAAATCTGGGGAGGGATAGAAATATCCCTCCCTTTTTTATATTGTAGAAGTAGTGGAAGGGAGGGCCATCATATGACTATCACAATACGCTCGACGAACCGATCGAATAAGGAGGCGCTTAAATGGCCGAGGATGAATGGGCTTGAAATCATCCATGAGAAGTGAAAACAAGGAGGCGCAAGATGGAGATCATCGAAGCATTTGCGGCGAAAAACAAGTGCTATCGGGTGGCGACACCGCTGCATCCGCAGGGCATTATGCTGCACAGCATCGGCTGCCCGCAGCCCAATGCGGCGGTCATGGCACACAGATATAATACGTATCAGCCGGACGGGCAGAGCGTGTGCGTGCACGGATTTGTGCAGCGTGACGGCACGTACTACCACACGCTGCCGTACAACCTGCGCGCGTGGCACTGCGGGGGCAACGCCAACCAGACCCACATCGGCATCGAGATGACCGAGCCTGCAAGCATCGTCTACACCGGCCACGGCGCTGACTGGCGCGACCTTGACCCGACTGCGACCGAGGCACACGTGCGCGGGACGTATGCCGCTGCCGTGGAGCTTTTCGCGCAGCTGTGCACGCAGTACGCGCTGGATCCGCTGGAGGACGGCGTGATTATCAGCCACGCCGAGGGCGCAGCAAGAGGCATCGCCAGCGCGCACGCAGACCCCACACACCTGTGGCGGGCGTTTGGGCTGACGATGGACGGCTTTCGGGCAGACGTCGCGGCAAAGATGGCCGCGGGAAATACAGACGAGGAGGACGACGACATGGTAAGATACGACAGCATTGACGATGTGCCCGGCTGGGCGCAGGACACAGTGCGCGCGCTGATGGACGCGGGCGCGCTGCAGGGTGACGATCAGGGGCGGCTGGATCTGTCGCTGGATATGATCCGCGGCATGGTGATCGGCAAGCGGTACGCGGACGCGTGCAGCCCCAGATACGCCACGATCGACGACGTGCCCGCGTGGGCGCGCAAGGAGACGCAGCGGCTGATCGACCGCGGCGTGCTGGCCGGTACGACCGGCGGCAAGCTGGATCTGTCGCTGGATATGCTGCGCACGATGATCGTGTGCCAGCGGATGATGGGCGCCGCTGGCGACAGAAAGTGAGGCGCGTATGTCAGAGGTTATCCTTGCCGCGCTGATCAGCGCGGCGGCCGCCATTGTGGTCGGCGTCATCAACAGCCGCGCGCAGCACAGCAAGCTGATCGCGGAGCTGGACAAGCGCGACGAGCTGCAGGCGTATCGCATCGGGCAGCTGGAGCGTAAAGTGGACAAGCACAACCAAGTCATCGAGCGTACATATAAGCTGGAGGAGTGCACCGAGCTCCTCGGCGAGCGCATCAAAGTGGCCAATCACCGGATCGACGATCTGGAGCGCAAAAATTAAAGGAGGACATCATTATGGAACTTGGCATTGCATCTGTGGCGGCGATCACCGCCATCACTTACCTTGTGGGCATGGCCGTCAAGGCGACCAACGCGGCTGACAAATGGATCCCGATCATCTGCGGCGCGGCCGGCCTGATCCTCGGCGTGGTCGCGTGGGCGATGGGCGTGCCGGACTATCCGGCGCACGACTGGCTTAACGCTGCGGCCGTCGGCATCGTGTCCGGCTGGGCGGCGACGGGGCTGAATCAGTCTGTGAAACAGCTTTCCGTTAAATAATTTCTATTACACACCCGTTGCACACTCAAAAATGAAAAATCGTTGATTTTTAACGTGTGCAGCCGTTATAATGCTTGAATGGCATTCAAGAGGTCAGCGGTTCGATCCCGCTTATCTCCACCACGAAAAATCCTGCATCCGTAAGGACGCAGGATTTTTTCTTTTCCCCCGTTGTTTTGAAGCCGCCGGGGTGTCAACAAAACGTGTCAACAAATCATCTCGCCGGGTGCTGCGATGCAGCGTCCGGCGTTTTGTATGCCTTGCCTGCCGCCGCCCGGATTTTTCACGGATGCCGGACAATTTTCTGCACAGTCCTGTTTATGGGACTTACGATGTGATAGGGTAAAACCACAGAGGAAAAACCGGCTTCGGGAAAGGGGAAACGATATGTTTGTGTTGTTTTTGGTGATCGTTTATTACATTGTTGGCCTTCTGCGTGAGAGCTATCTGGAGTTTGTCGCTGCTGAGTACTATTGCGATCAATGCAGATGGATGGCGGAGAGCAAGCGCAGCGGACAGCTGCCTGAAGATCGTAAATACTGGGAGCACTAACACATGACGGCGCCCGAGCTGCGGGCGTGGATCGACAGCCTGACGCAGGACATCGACTTTGCCTATCGCGGAAAATTCGGGTCGATCTGCCCGTTTCATCGTGAGGATATTGCCCTGTGCTATGACGGCTATGCGGTGGATGCGCACTCCGTGGACGAGGCGATGGCGCTGCCGTTTATCTGCGGTCACTCGCTCGCGGAGCTTTGTGAGGAGCTGGATATTTGACCGCCGTGCTGCGCGGCGGAGAAAGGAGCGGAGGAATGGAACTGGAACGCGCGAGGACGCTGCTGACCGAACTGGCGGACGGCGTCGATCCGCTGACGGGGGAGTGTCTGCCGTCCGACAGCGTCTGCAACCGGCCGGAGATCATCCGCGCGCTGCACTGCGTGCTGCAGCACACAGTCGGCGGGCGAAAGCGCCCGTCGCCGCCCAATGCGGGCAAGCCGTGGACGGAGGCGGACGACAGCGCCCTGCTGCAGATGTATGACGCGGGCAGCGATGTGGAGGAGCTCAAGACGCATTTTCAGCGCTCCCGCACCGCGATCATACGGCGCCTGGCGCCTCGGTCAGGACGTCACATTCCCGCTTGGTCTGTGCCTTCAGCTG